GGGTATGACCTGTTTACCAAGGACGACAACGAATTCAAAAAGGTGCTTCAATATTTTGAAGCGAATTATCCATATCTGAAAACCACGCATAAGCGGATAGCATGAATCTGGAAGAACTTGAAAAGGCGCGACAGCTTACCGCAGAAGGTGAGCTGGATTTGGCATGGGAAATCGTTGACAGGATTCTAAATCAGAATCCAGACCATGCGCTGGCATTGCTGATTGGCTCGTTCATCATGGAGAAAGCCAATAAGTTGCCGGTGGCGTGGCAAATGGCGCGGCGCGTTACTGAACTGGAACCTAATCGCTTCATGGGATGGAATGGATTTGGCCGCATTTCAGACCAGCTATGGCTGATGGATATTGCAGAACGTGCGCACAAAAAAGCGGTTAAGTTCTCCACAAAAAATGCGGAAAAATCTCTGGCATTGATGAATCTTGCTTGCCTGTATATCAATCAGGGGCGTTTTCGAGAGGGTGAATCGCTGCTCAAGCAATCGCTGATGCTGAATCCAGAATCCAGAAAATCGCATTTCAATCTTGGCATTTGCCAGCTTGCACAGCGCAACTGGAAGGATGGATGGGAAAACTACAATTACTCTCTTGGAAGCGAATATCGTAAATATATCAAATACAAGGATGAGGCCACTTGGGATGGTCAGGAAGGGCTGACGGTCGCGCTTTATGGAGAGCAAGGACTTGGTGATGAAATATCGTTTGCATCAATGGTTCCAGATGCGATACGCGACAGCAGCAAGGTTATTCTGGACGTTGATCCGCGTTTGAAGGGTCTATTCCAGCGGTCTTTCCCGACAGCCAAAGTTTACGGGACGCGCAATGACAGCCATATTATCTGGGATGAGGAAGATACCCATATAGATGCGAGTTTGTCGTTCGGCGGTCTTGGCGGAATTTACCGGAAAACTGAAGAATCATTTACTGGACAGCCCTATCTTAAAACCGACCCTGAGCGCGTAAAAATGTATCGTGCCCTGCTTGAAAACAAGCAGAAACCAAGAATCGGCATTGCATGGACGGGCGGTGTCAGCCGCAGCGGTAATCGCTTCCGCCAATGGTCATTGGAAGAACTGATGCCATTGTTTACAAGAGTGGATGCGCACTGGGTATGTCTGCAATACAAGGATGCCAGCAAGGAAATAGATGAGTTCAAAAAATCGCATCCTGATATTGATATCGTCCAGTATCCATATGCAACGCTCACCAAGGATTATGACGATACCGCTGCTTTGGTCGATGCGCTGGATATTGTTGTCTGTGTGCAGACTGCGGTAGCGCATTTATGCGGCGCGATTGGCAAGGAATGCATCGTCTGCGTTCCAAAAAACAGCCAATGGCGATATGGGGAGTCTGGAGACTATATTCCGTGGTATCGAAGCGTTAAGGTCATGCGGCAGCAGAATTTGGGCGAATGGGAATCGGTGATTAACAAGGTAGCGGAGAATTTGAGTGATCGTTTTAGACGCGAAACACGACAAAGCGCCTGAGCACCGCTTTGCGCCGCTGATAAACGGCATCGTTGCCAGCTTGGATATTAAAAATATTCTCATCTATGGCGACGCATCATTTTTGCCTGATTTGCGGGCTGACCGACGCTTGCAGATTCAGAAATATACGCCTGGATTCGATATTGAAAAGCCATTTCCATGCGAAATGTCAGTATGTCTTAATTTGGACAGGGAGAATATTGATGAACTGCGCAAGCTGACAACTATCGTTGGATTCTTTGTTTGCAATCAAGCGCCAGCCTCAATATGGCTGCGTAAATTCGTGGACGACTGGAATTTACAGACTTTTCAGATGTTGGACGACTCTTTTTACTTCATTGCCTATCCGGAGATTTGATGGAAGTCTACTACGACCTTTCTCAATCACCGGCAACGCATGACATTGTGTATTTCCTTGCGCGTGCAGAGGATTTGCGCATCCAGAATGGGCACAAGGATTTGCAGGTTCGCATTGTTGATGGCGATCGGATGATGACGCCAAGAGACGTGCTTTATACGCATGAGCGCAAGCAATGGCGCATTCATAATTTACTGGTTCCAGTCTGCCGGTTGCTGCCTTCCGTAACCGATGTTTCGATGGGTCTGGGTAAGCAGACCATTCCATACTCGGCAATTGAAAAACCGAGAGCAGCGATATTTAAATCGCCGGAAATTGCTCGCAGCATCGTAGTGAAGGCTATAGAGACCTATGCCAATCCAGTAACGATCTCTATCCGGCAGACTGACTTTAATGCAATCCGCAACAGCAGAATGAAAGAATGGCTGATTGTCGCATCATGGCTATTGGATAACGGATATACGCCAATTTTCATACCTGATATCGAAGCGGAGATAATCGGCAAATCACATGAGCATGATTATCCTGTTTACAGAGCAGCAACATATAACCATGCGCTAAGACTTGCGCTGTATGAATTATCAGTTGCAAACCTGATGACCAGCGGTGGATTTTTTGGGATGTCCATGCTTTGCGATATTCCCATGATGGCATTCAAATTAGTAACGCCTAATCTTGGCGCTTGCACTGCTGAATATCTCACCAGAATATCAATTACGCCTGCTGCCGATTGGGGTCAATACAAAAAATTATTCTGGGAGCAGGATACGGCTGATTTCATCATTCCGCAGCTTGAAAAGCATTTACCGATGTTCTGCGAGCGCGAAAGACCGCTGCATCATGACGTTTATAAATTGACACAGAGGGTGCAATGAGTATAGGCACTTATGCGGAACTTCAAACAGCGGTCTCCAACTGGATGCATCGCTCTGATTTGGCGACATTCATTCCAGACCTGATTTTAATGGGTGAAAAATGGATATTTCGCAATGCGCGCACGCGGGATATGGAAACCGCATTGAATGTTACTATCAGCAGCGGAATCGCATCTGTGCCCGCTGATTTCGTTGCCCTCAAGAGCGCGAGGATTTCAGGTAGTCCTAATGTTGCATTGAGAGTGCGCCCAGCTTCGTGGATTTACTCGCAGTATCCAAACCGAAGCAACGGCAGCATACCGTCTTTCATAGCGGTTGAAGGCTCTACTTTTATCTTCGGGCCTTCTGCTGGTGGATATACGGTGCTAGGAACATATTACGCTCGTCTTGCATCTGTTCAATCGTCGGCAAATGCATTGTTTGTTGCTAATCCTGATTTATACCTATTCGCAACGCTCTGCGAGGCTGAACCTTTTCTGAAAAATGATAAGCGTATGCCCTTATGGATGGCAAAACGCGATCAGATTCTGAATGATGTAAATAGCGAAGATAAGGAATCGCGGCAGGGTGATGCTATGGAGGTCGCGGTCGGATGATTCCGCTTATCGGATACGCTCCTGACCTTAATCCCACGACACCGGGCGTGATCGTGGATTGTGTCGGCTATATACCCTCCGTTAAGGGCATGAAAGCGGCTCCTTCTGCTGTTACAGGCTCCTTGTCAGCGGCTTTGGCTGCTGCCTGCATAGGTGCTTCTGTTCTTAGAAAATTGGATGGAACAACGCGCCTTTTTGCAGGGACTACAACGGCGCTCTACGAGGGTGGTGCTGCCGCATGGACAGACAGGACACGCGCTTCCGGTGGTGCCTATACAGCGGGAGTTGATACGCGCTGGAGATTCGCGCAATTCGGCAATGTCAGTTTAGCAACAGATAAAACTGATGTTATGCAGTTTTCCACGACTGGTGCATTTGCTAATATTGCCAGTGGCATTAGTGCAGCAATCGTGGAAACTGCCGGTGATTACATTGTGGCATGCAATACGAGCGAGGCGTCTTTTGGTGATTCTCCAAATCGCTGGTGGGTGACGCCTGATTATACGAATTGGACACCATCTATATCCAATCTGATAGCAACCGGAATACTCACATCTTCTCCTGGCGCTATCACGGCAGCACGCAGATTTGGTGATGGCGTCGTGCTTTATAAAGAGCGTTCCATGTATTTGGGGGCGTTTGTTGGACCGCCAGCCATATTTTCCGTGCAGGAAGTTCCGGGGAATATCGGCGCTCCTTCGCAGGAAGCGGTTGTATTCATAGGCACACAGAGCGACCCTAGACATATCTTCATGGGATATGAAGATTTCTATCTGTTTGATGGCGCGAGACCGCAGCCTATTGGCGGGCCAGTCCGTGAAACGGTATTTAATGATCTAAATAGATCGTTTGCATATAAATGCTCTGCTTTGCATGACAGATTCAATGCGCGTGTCTATTTCTTTTACCCCTCAAATTCTGGTTCGGGCACAATTGATAAATGCGTTGTTTACAACTATCGGACTGACAAATGGGGGCGGGATGATCGCACGATTGAGGCATCCGTTGACTTTGTCGGCGCTGGTTATACGTATGATGATTATGGAAGCCTATTTTCAACTTATGACACAACGGCGAATATATCCTATGACTCACCGTTCTGGCTTGCTAATACCACGGTTCCTGCAATATTCAATACTTCGCATGTTGTGCAGACTCTATCCGGCGCTGCGGGCACCTGTTCATTTACTCCGGGCGATGTTGGAGATGAGGTCAATACATCGCTATTGAGGCGCGTGCAGCCCAGATTTTTGATTACGCCTACAACTGCACAGGCAACTAATTACTATCGTGAAAAACTTGGCGACTCATTGACTGCTGATTCCACAAACAGCATTTCACACGGACGATTTGATTTCCTGCGGGAAGCGCATTGGCATCGCGTAACTATTCAAACCACTGGAAATTGTGAAGTATCTGACATGCGCATGGACTTGGAAATCGGAGGGGAGGAATGAGACTTAAAACCTCCGTAAAAGTCCC